CGGGGGTTCTTATCCCCCCGCCCCTGTCAATACTGCGCAAGTAGAAGCGAGTAGAGACGAAGCCCCGCAAATTCAGCCGTTGGATTTCAGTGGATTAATGCAGGCGTTTGCTATGATGTCGAGTAATGCAGCGCAAGCGCGTATTACCGAGCAGCAACTGAAACAACAGAAAGAGCAGTTTGATATGGAGCAAGATCTCCGTGAACGTCAGTTCAATGAGCAGGCATTGAATAATAAGGTTGCTCGTGATTTGACGCAAAAACAGATAGAACTTGCCGCCGAGCAGTTAAATTTGTCGGTTGCACAAACCAAGAAATTGACTGCGGATACAGATTTGACGATTGCACAATTGCAGACGGAAATTGCCAAGTATGATATGACGGTTGCTCAGGTAGCACATATACAGGAGCAGATGAAATTGACTACTGCACAGATACTGCAAGTGAAAGCATCTACCAAGTTGACCGAGCAGGAAGTCCTTACGGAAATCGAGCGTACAGGTTTAACTCGTCAGCAGGCTGAAACGGCTGCAAAGCAATTCCAGCAGATTTCAATGCAGGTAGATGAGTTTATGCGTTTGGATTCGGTACAGCAACGTTATCAAGCGCAAAAACTTAACGCTCAAATATTGGAGTTTGCTCGTGATATTAAGATGGACGAGCGTGATATTGCTGACATGAAAAAGGAAATAGAACAAGGTGAATATTATATGGAGACATCTCCTGCGTCCCAGCCGATTCGTGCTTGGGAGTATGTTATTACTCATGTTGTTCCATTACGAGGTCTTTTTGGCAAAAAATAGTTGGCATGCTTTTTGTGCGTGTGTTGGTATGGATATTCTTGATATTATAGTATTTTTGGTATTTGTTCCATTTGCATTTGTTGTGCTATCTTGTTATGTACGTGTATTTGATTGGATACGCCGTGTATTGCGTAAGTTAGGTTCTTGACCCGCATGGACGCGTAGCGTATATCATTAAAAAGGTTGCGTGAAGTACGCGCATGGGAGCGCGTAATCATTGCTGCGCATGCACCGCCGAAGGCGCAAAATGTTAAGGTCAGAGACGTTCTCGCCACTTACGCCCCGCGGCGAGCGGTAAAAATGTCCGATAATGCATATTGCTCGCACGCCGAAAGGCGAAGAGCGCAAGTGCACGAAGTGCGGCCGTTTATAATAGCGTGGATAAGTGCGTGACAGCCCCCGCCCGAGCGCGAACAAACGTAGTGACGTTCGCGCTCGGGGCGGGGGCTGTCTGTTTCCCTACTCTGCTGTTTTCTGACCGCTTTTCCCAAAAGCGGGTCCCCCCTCCTTGATTATTATATGACCACTGACACCGTAGGTTCAGCATAGAGAAAAAACAATAATCTGTTTTTGAATGTCCCTACTCTAAAAGTTAAAATTGCAAAAAAAAATGCAAGTCTTCACATTTGAAAACTTGCATAATCGTAATTAGGATATTATCTTTGCGCCGTTTTTCCGATGTGACTTGTTCACAACCCCGAAAACGGACTGCAAAAGTAGTACAAATAAATGATATATCCAAATGGTGGTGCGAAAACATAGACGGTTTGAGTTTCGCCTTGACGAGACGAGTAATGAAGAAATTCAATACCTGTTGCACATGGTATCAGATAAAGCCGAACTATTATGGTACGGTTATCGTCTGTGGAACTTGGTGAACTCCTCGTTCTTTCGTAATATCTGCCTGGCAGATAATACAGATACCTACTACTGCGAACTAATCGTTCGTGTAACCCAGGACGTTGTTTATATCACCTATAAAGAGACCGAAAAGTAATGGATTTGATTAAGCACATATACGCACATTGCTTTAACCCTCAAAAGGTACGTATTTTGAACCCGGTAACGCGAGAGTTTGAAATGCGTGACGTACCATGCGGCAAGTGCTACCACTGTCGAATCACGAAAGTGAACGAATGGTGTACGCGCATGGTTCTTGAAAGTAAAGCGAGAATGTACACATATTTTGTAACACTCACCTACTCTCCTCGCTCTCTCCATACAGATGTGTTCCGTGAAACTCACCCAATGACTAATCGGTGTAATACATATGGAAAGGAGCAACCTATGCCCCTGGTACTCCGTAAAGACCACTTGCAAAAGTTCTTCAAGCGTCTGCGCAAAAACACTGGTATCAAGTTCAAGTACTTTGCCTGTGGTGAATATGGTCACAAGTATGCCCGTCCTCACTATCACATGATATTGTGGAGCGATGTGCCTATCAGTAAGATAGCAATATATAAAGCATGGAGTACCGTTGATGACTATGGTCGTCGTGTAATCATCGGCGATATAGACTATAACCTAATATCTGAAAACCATCTACTCACCCAGGAGCAGATGTCGGCGTTCAAGTATGTATGTAAGTATCTTCAAAAAGGCGAGTTTGATTTTGCCAAACTGCCTACATATCAATATCATAACAAATTAAAAAATTTACTTTATGGAAAAAGTTCATGGATTGACCCAAGTCAGTGGGTTGACGGTCGCGCTGTTGAAAATGCTGACGATGTTAATGCTCGGTATTACAAAAGGTTCGCACCTTTTATGCTGTGTAGTAAGTCGCCCGCTATTGGCTTTGACTACCTACAAGAAAACATTGACCGCTTTAAGATTGGAGACTTTAGACTCTTTGGTTTACCAAAAGACGGCAAATTCATCCTGCCTGCGTACTTTGTCCGAAAGACCAAGGAATTATGCTGCCCTTATTGCCGAATTAATGAAGAGACTGAAAATTTGCGTACAAATGCTACTATTCCGGATTTGGTCTCCATGCTCGTTGAGGTTCAAAACTGCCTTGACTTTGTACAGAGTTTTCAATCGGCTCAACCAGTATTGTATAAAGACCCTGTTACGGATAAGGTTGTTTTTGAAAACATATCTCGAGTTGGTGCCCGCACATTGTCTTTCCCTGTGCGATTCTTTCGAATCTATGATAAATTCAATCACCAATGGTTTGACTTTAATGGGAGTAACTACCGAGTATATCGTCGAACTCGAGCAGGAGTTGTTGAACTCGGATATGTCCCTGTCCACGAAGTAATCACCCGCCTACAAAATACCTATCAGTATTTGTATGATAATATATTGTGCCCGCAAACTAATCAGCGTATGCGCAAGGAGCGTGAAACGCAAGAGTATATCGCTACTACGTATGGTGATTCCTGGGACGATGTACAGGCTACCTATCGTTCTGCTATGTTGGATAAGATAGCCGAAAGACAACGAAAGTATAAACTAACAAAAAATAAGTTCTAATATGACACGTAAACAATTTGTAGAGCGTACCGCTCGCCCGCAAGGTTTTATTATGTGTAACTTTGCCAAAAACTCTATTCCCTCGGAGACTGACCCTACCGAGGCTATGACAGGTTATCAGATGTTTCTCGCTGCCCAGGCAGGTATTAACCTCGCTACAAAGGCTAACTATGAGTACAACAATCTCGGTGTTGACCAACTGACCCCTGTGGATAATCCTAATGCGGATTTCTTCCAAAAGATGGAGTATGCCAAAGGTGTGGAAAAAGATGTTCGTGCCCGCCACAAGAAAATGACCGAGGAGCAACCCCCGGTAGATAGTAATAACTAATAAATTAAACAACTATGTCAAAGTATCGTAGAAAAGTACGTGTAAGTCGTACAGGCACTCGCCTGTGTTTGGCGATGTGTATTGCACTTGGAGTATGTGCATGTAGTGTAAGTAGTAAGATTTCCGTAAAGCAGAGTCAAGGTGACCAGGTGCAGGAAACCGAGATTGAGCACAAGGGGAATCTCAATTCGTTGAACCTCTCATTTGTATTCTGACTATGGACGCTCTGAAAACAAAAGGTCAGATGTATGACCAAATAGACCTCGGTAAGATACAAAAGAGTGGATTTGACCTCTCTCATAATGTGAAAGGTACAGGACGTATCGGACGTATTATTCCCACCCGCTGCCAGGAAGTACTCCCTGGTGACCGTATGAAAGGCAGTAGTGCCGCCGCTGTTCAGTTTGAGCCGTTGGCAGTGCCCATGCTTGCTAATATGTATGTGCGCCAGGAGCATTTTTATGTGCCTAACCGTATAGTTTGGAAGAACTGGGATAAGTTCTTTACAGGTGGTGAAAAGTTGGATTTTACCACTCCCCCACCCTCTTTTGATTCGGTTGCAGGTGTGTTGGTTGCACTTGGTATTAATCAGCATGATTATGATTATGTTGTTACCTCTATTGTGAACGAAACTGATGTGGTAATCCCCTCTGCGTCTGTATCGGATTTCCGTTCACTCTATCTTCCGCGTTTGCGTCAATTCTGGTTAGATAAAGGTGAATCTACTGATACGTTGGATTTGTTGCAGCCGTGTATAGAGGCAATAGATACCTTTATGGCTGATTTCGATTCTCAGCGTTCTAACTGGCTTGATAGTACAGGTGCTTTGCCTATTTTTTCGCAAGACCAGGCGTATTATGAACCCTTTATTAAAGCGTATGGCGATGTGGGTTCTTCGGATTATTTGACGCTTTCATCGTATCTTGTTTCCAAGTCTCCTGATCCTTACGAGTCCGCGATTGCCATGGCACTACAGGGTGTATCTTATTGGGATACAGAGTTTTCCCCCATGACGGAGTTTGGTCGTGCCTATGTGCATATGTGGTATGATATGCTCAAATGTTTTGTCGGTACTTCTTCTAACTTGGATTATCTGAACTATGAGCGTTGTACGTTGTCGGATTTCTACTATTCGTTCTATGTTCGTATGCAGCACCGTGTGCAGTCCGACCTTGGTCTTGATTATTCCACTTTTAGTACTCGCTCTATGAATGTTTTGGCGCTTCGTGCTAATTATGCTATCTGGTACAATTACTATCGTGACCAGTTGTTGGAGACTAATTGTCCCGAGCCGTCCCAGGAGGATACCGTTACTTCTGCTGAGTTGTTTCATTTGGTTGTACCTCGTCAGCGTTGCTGGTCGAAAGATACATTCACTACGGCTTTGGCTACCACTGGTACAGGTAATGTTGTCGTGCCTATCACTACTGCTACGAGTACAAGTAATCGGTTGACTTCTGTTCAAAGTTGGAATGTTGCTGGTGCTGATAGTTCTTCGGTTAATTTTGGTGGACTTGATGTTTATGAGGTTCAGACCTCTAATGGTGATACTATCGAAATACCTACCCGGTTTATCAAAGGCATGCAGGAGGATGGTTGGAGTACGTCGCCTAATCAGTCCTATTTCTCGTTGGATTTGTTGGACGCATGTCGTCGTGCACAGAAATGGTTGCAGAAAGCCCTCATCTACGGTAACCGTCCGCAGGACCGCTTGTATACCTCTTGGGGTGTCCGCTCATTGGACGCTCGTCTGTCTCTCCCCGAGTGTCTCGCTACCTCCTCGCAAATGGTGCAGTTGTCGGTAAATACCAATAACACGACCATTCAAGCACCCACGGGTGAAACTATGTCGGTCGCTGGTGACAAGTCGGCTAATGCCTATGGTTACGACAAAGGTGGCGATTTTAATCGATTCTGTGAGGAGCATGGTTTGATTATCTCGTATTTGACTATTCTTCCCGAGGCTACGTACTCGCTGCATAAGTCGCGTGCTCATTCTCGTATGGATAAGTTCGATTATCCTACGCCCGAATTTGCTACCCTTGGTATGGACGCTGTGTATCGTTCGGAGTTGATGGTGACTCCTACTCGTGTTTATGATGGCGATACTTATCATTCTATTGATGATGTTGTGTTTGGTTATCAAGGTCGGTATTTTGACTCCAAGTGTAACCAGGACGAGGAGCATGGCGAGTTGCAGACCTCACAGAGTATGTATACGTTTGCTCGCACGTGGAATGTGTATGACTCTGCTGCTTATCCTGCGTTGTCGTATGAATTCGTTCATTGTTTCCCGCCGTTGGATATGTTCGTGGTAGATAGTTCGTTAGCAGACTATTTCCGCTACGATATACACCATGCGTTAGCTGCCGAGCGTGCCCTCCCTGTATGTGGTATGTATCTGTAAAATGTTTGTGTTATGGGTGAATGGTTAAAAAAATTTTTTGGTGGTATCGGCTTTGGCGATGTTGGTAGTTTGATCTCGGCTATTGGTAATATTGTGCAAGTTAAGAAAGCCCGCGAAACTAATGAGAAGTTGGTTCGTGAAACTAATGCGAACAATCGTGCTATGCAGGATAAAGCCAATGAGACTAATATCCAACTAATGGAGATGTCTAATGCTGCTCAAGCCGCCGAGAATGAGAAAGCCTATGCACGTAGTATGGCAGGAAATCAAGTGAATTTGATGACGCAAGCAGGCATGAGCCGTGCAGGTGCTATCAACGCTTTGAACGGCGGGGGGTCTTATACCCCCCCCCCCGTCAATACTGCGCAAGGAGAAGCGAGGAGAGACGAAACCCCGCAAAT